CGAGTGGCCCTGGAACTTCGCGGCCAGGCGCTTGCGGTATGCGGTCAGGTCTTCGCCGTCCAGTGGACGCGGCGCCGATTCGCCGAAGGCATGCGCAACGCTGTCAGCGCGGGATTGGGCTTCAGCCATCAGGGAGCGGTCGGCATCCGATACTTGTTTCGGCAGTTGTGCGGAGAATTGGATTTTGAACTCGGCCAGCTTCTTTTCCACGGCCGCATCGATGCGGGCGGAATCGGCTTTAGCCTTGTCGTCCTTCTCGGCTTCGGCATCTGCCTTGGCTTTGTCGGCCACAACTTGTTTCGCCTTGTCGTCTTCTTCGGCGTCAGCCTTTGCCTTTTCGTCCGCGTCGGCTTTCGCCTTCATTTCATCGTAAGCATCGGCCTTGGCCTTCATTTTGGCGAAGTCTTCGGCATCCGCTTTTGCCTTGTCTTCTGCCACTTTTTTCTCTTCGTCCGTCATTTTTAGTGCCTCGCCAGTTGAGTTTAAAACGCCTGTAGGGTCGCCGCCCTTGTCCCACACCCCTAGCTCACAAATAGCCAGGTGATCAAGAAGGAATGGAACCCCCTCAATCAATAGGGTATCGCCGGATTCCAGCTCTACCTTATTATCCTCGTCGCCACCGCGCAACACAACAGTTGGCGAAGTAGACATCGGACGCTCCGTCATTATCTGAATGGATGCGTCGTCATAAATTTTTGATATTCCCCAAACTTCCTCGCCCTTGATATAGGGGAGAAAAACGCTGCCGATGGCGCGTTCGGAATATTCTACGCTATCCAGAATGTTTTTCTCTGGATGAATGAATATCACGGCCAGTCCATTGCAGCGCTGGAGAAATTCATCGTTGAGATAGTTCTCCGGGGCGCGATGGACAAATTCATTGCCCTTGCTTCGGTAGGTGACTCCAGTGCCGGTAATCCGCAGGGCGAACAGGGACATATTTCCGTACCGCTGCGGACTGGTCAATTCGTTGGCCGCGATCATCCGCGCAACATCAAGCTCATTCAACTTGCTGATGTCGATCTGGTCCAGCGCGCCGCCATCCAAAATCAGTTTTACACCGGGATGGAGCGGTTCTGGATATTCTCCCGGAGCGGCCCAAATGTAATCCGTATTCTCATCGCATAGGACTGGCGTGAATTCTCGCACGTTGCGGGCGAATGTCGTGAAGCGTACCGATCCAGTATCCGAATATGCGATCTGGCGTATTGCTCCTGGCGTCTCAAAGCCTGTTTCTTCCAGCACTTCGCGCCGCGCTGCCTGCTCGGCGTCCTCGCCGTATTCAAGCTTCCCGCCAGGGAATGACCAGTGCCCTTCATAATCGCCGCCAGCGCCGCGTTTAAGCAGCAGCACCTTGCCAGCCGCCATAAAGGCAATTCCGGCTGCGTCAATTATTTGTTGGTCTATGGTCATGATGCAATGTTACCCTACTTTCAAGGCATCGCGGCCTTTCACGGTTAGCATGTCGTCAGGTAGGGCGCGCAGGCTATATATGTAGACAAAATTACAACGACAGAATATCTCTTCTCCTGGCGCCGTTATCTGATCCTCATACCCATCAGGCCCAGGCTTGCAAAGGCCCTTCTCTTGCGCCCAGTTCCCACGGATTAAATAAATGTGGCCGTCGCGTTCTTTGTGGTCAACGCGATAGTTATATCCCGCCTGACGGTAATGCGAATGCCATTTCCCTGCAATGGCGCCGCCATCCACAGCAATGATGTTATTCAGCGCCGCCGTGAATTTGTGGCCCTGGTCGATTAATACTCGCCGCTCCTCGTAAGGAAGCTGCTTCAACGCCTTGCGCAAATCCTCTTTGACTTCAGCCTTGTCTACCGCCAAGCTGCCGCCAGAGGGGATCGAAGTAGCCCATCCTGTGAAGCGCTGCCGCGTCTTGGCGATCATATGCTCGCGGTTCAGCTTGATCAGGTTGGAGCTTGCCATAATGCGCCGGTCAAGCTCTGCTCGCAGCTTTGGCTTTACCTGCTCCAGCTTGTATGCGGCGATACCCTTATGCAGACTCAACGCTCCGCCGCGTTCGATCATACGGCCATATATCCCGCGAATGGTCCGATTGAGCAAGTCTTGCACTTCGTTTTCCGGCATCATCGCCTTGCGGGCGGCTGCGTCAATAGCGGCCATCCAGCCATCAACACGGGACTGAGAATCGTAGCCGTGCTGCTCGATGTCCTTAATAGCGGAAGTAATCGTTTCTTGGAAGTTCATGGTTGTTCACATGTGAACATTAGAATTCATTTCCCGGCTTCGGCTCAGTCGGCGCGGCGGGCGGCTCATATGCTGCCAACGCTTCCGCGTCCAAAACAAGGGGGGTGGTGAACATCATTTTTTGCGCGTTGATATTGTCTGCGGCCCACATCATCACGGCGGCTTTGTTCTCCGGGTCCATCTGCGGCGTCATCACTTCGATAACTTTGACGATTGCCTCCAGCTTTACTTTGTCCACCTCAACCAGTTTCGATTCCGGTTCGATCAGAAGCGAAGGCCACTCAGCGCGGAAACTGTTTTTCCAGTCCATGAAGGCTTGGATATACGAAACGCCGCCATACTGCTCGGGGAACTGCGCTTGAATGGTTTCGTAAAACTGCGGGTTCCAGGCCCGGTACATCACAAGCGGATCGAAGAAGTCATACAACGGCTGCATTTCCTCGCGCACGCCATCGATAAACGAAACCACATTTTTTGCGTCTTCAGTGCCTTCGCCGAACCCTTCCGCGAAAGTCTCACTGTTCAGCATCACGGCCGGCATGTCGGCGGCAGCAGCGCAGTTCTCCAGCACGTTCTTGCGCGCAGTGGTCAATGCCACTTCCGTGTTTTTCAGGTCCAGGCTTTCGATGCTATCTTCGGGGCCAATCGTCAGCACGTTGTTGGTTTCTGCTTCTTTCAGCAGGTTGCGCTTGATGGCCGAAAACTTCGCCATCATGTTGTCAACGATGCTTCCCGCCTGCTTCATCATTGCGATCAGAAGTCCACCCTTGCGCGTAACCATGTCGTCCGTGATCATGGATTGCACGAAGGTTTTCAGCGGGAACAGGGCGCGCTGGTACACGCTGCGGCCAACGAAACCATAGGCCGAATTGGTGTAGCTGATGTAGATTGGCTCCTCGTTCATGATCGTGCAGGAGCGCGAGCGATGGTAAGGCTGGCCAGCAATGGCAATCCCCGCGTGCTTCTGGAAGTCGGGAGAGTTCGGGTCTTGGTTCAGCACCAAGCTGCCAGCCGTGTTAAGCGGGTCGGCGATGTTGAAATAAAGCTTCAGGCCCGCCAAGTCTTTCGGCTCAATAGGTTCATTGGTTGCCTTGCCAACGGCGCCATAGACCACTGAGGCGATGCCATACACGCGGGACTGGCTCATGACGCTGAAAATCAGCTTGTCCGTTCCCATGGCCTTCCATTCGCCCAGGAAGGCGTCACGAATGATTTCCTCTGGCGAGTTCGGAATGCTGATTTTGCGCTTCTGGCTCATCGCCTTTTTCACCGGGCTGTCTGCCATCTTTTTGCCCAGCGGGTGATAAAGGTAAATTTCCTTGCATAGCTGGTAGCTCGGATCGGAACCGGGCGTTATCTCGTCGGCCATCAGAAGCGAATTCAACGCCGTACCAACACGCGATCCCGTTACCGTAATTTCTGCATTCATCCTAATATCCCTCGCTGTTGCCCAGCGCAATTGCGACACCATACACGAAGGCGTCAAAAAGGTCATCGGCGCGCTTGTGCGCGTCTTTGTCTCCTATCCTAAAGCCTGTAACCTGGGTCAGGCAATGGTTGCGCGACTTGCCTTTGAAGTTGACCACTTTATCATAGGCGGTATGTGAAAACTTGACCATGCCTTGATATACGTAGCCGGATACACTGATTGCCCGCTCATCCTTGCCAAGCGCCGTCAGTTTGCTATCGATGGCATTTGCGGGCCATCCGCGATTGTTCGCCTGCTGTATCAGGATCGTGCCGCTGGCCTTGTCTTCGATCAGCGCACCTATGCTGCCGCCACGTGCTTTCGTCACCCGCGCCATCATTTCAAGCTGCTGAAACACTGTGGGCAACCATGCCTCAAGAAGCGCGCCCTCAATCTGGACGATATCCCAGTCCAGCAGCACCAACGGATGGCCGTGATGCTTCGATAGCGACCAATAGCATACAGCGGTACCATCATGCTCCGTGCCGGCCTTGACGGCGCTATCAACGGTCGCAAACACGCAATCGACATGCTCGGGCCATATGACCGGCTTGCCGTCGTGGAGAAGCTTATCTTTCCCAAAAAACGCCACGCCCGTCCAGTCCACAAAATTAGCCATGAACTCCTGATCAAAGACCAGCGGGTGATTACTTAGCCGCTCTTTCTCAAGCTCATCGGGCGGCACATACGGATTGCTGCTCGTCGGCGCGTAATGCTCCTTGAACCCCATATCAGGATCATTGCAAACCGCGTGAAAGAAATTCTCCGGGTCATTGCCCTTGGGGGTCGAATACACCCAGGCGCTGCCGCGTGTAGTCAACATGGTGGGCTTGATGGCCCGGTCCCATATTTCCCGCATGTTCTTTTTGGTGAACGCAGCTTCGTCTATGTGGACTTCATCGTATTCGCGGCCACGGCCTGCCAGTTCGTTGTCGTTGACCGTCCAGAAATCGATTTGCCCCCTGGTCGTCAGCAGCATGACGCCCTCGGACCTGTTGAATCCCTCCCGTATCGGCATGAGGATGCCTTTTAGCTCGCGCCAAGGTTCAGCCTGCTGCTTGTATTCCGGGGTGAAGATACCTATTTTTTTACCCTTGGCGGCCCGGTCGGCGGCAATCGTGACCATGAACTTGGTCTTGCCGAAATCGACGGCCACACCGGACAGCGTTGTAGCGCGTCCTGTTACGGTAAATGTCTACTTGGCCCTGATGCAAATCAGGTAATTTTATGGTGGGCATGTATCCATCTTACCACTCAGCCACAATTTGCAGAAATCGCTTTA